AGAAAGAAATTGGCAAGTGGTCAAGACTATTTCTCAATTCCACAACAAGAAATGTTCTTTGATCAAAATGAGTATGATAAAATGTATCAAGTGCTTCAAGATAGCGGCCAACAAATGGTAACTACTGAAGTTGTTTTTGTTAAACCTCAAATTAGAAAGTACAGTATGGATGTAAACATTAGATATTTTGAAGGTTTCACTAAAGAAGAACTTGCAACCGAAATTAGAGAGCGTATCAGTACATATCTATTAAATATTACTAGAAGAGATAAATTACCAAAATCTGATATTGTGTATATCTTAGAAGAAATTGAAGGTATTGATGCAGTTAACGTTAGATTTATTTCAGAAACTGAAGAGACCGCTAGAAGACTTGGTTATTTTGAATCTGTAACTACAACTGTGGTACCACAAGAGCCTGTAACTTTGGAAACGGTCGGTAATGGTAAACAAAAATATGTTTTCTTTAAGCGTATTGAAGAAGTTGAAACCGTAGATGTTGATGAAACGACTATTATTCCAGAAACAGTCAAAGGGCTTGATCAGTGGGGTGATATTATTATGGAAAAAGAAGAAGTTGCTGTATTTAGAGGTGGATGGCAAGACAGAGACGGTGACGAAATCGTTGACGATGTATTGATCAATGCTGAAGCTGCATTAAGTATTAACTTCGACGGAAATCCTGTACCTAGAACAATTTACACTAGAGTACAGGCCGGAAATAGAAAAGCACTTAGATAATGTTTGATAATTTATTTTTATATAAGAAAACACGCGTTTATGATAATGCTAAATCTAGAAAAGATGATAGGTTAAATATTGGTTATGATTACACAAATGAGCCCTTTTTAGCTAGAATGCTTTCAAGACACATTATTAGAAATCAAACATTAAATGACTTTTTAATTTTTATAGATGATTATATTTTTAACCTATTAAAAGGTGTTAAAGTTTTAAAGAGTTATAAAAACTACACTGTGAAAAAAGACGACAAATACATTAGATAATGTACAATAATCTAAGATTTTTTAATGGGTTAACCACAGATTTAAACTTGGTTAAAAACTCACAAGGTATTTGGGCCGGTAGAATTTACATGCCTGAAGTTTCTGTGCAATTATATGAAACCGTCAACCTTTTTGTTTTAGAAGAATGTAAGTACTTAGGTGATTTAACACCAAACACGCCAGTTGCCGAATCTGTAGATCCAACTCAATTTGTTTTTAAATGGAAACAAGGAGATTTAGGTGAATCTCAAGACATTATTTTATACTCAGCTAAGCTAGATGATGGCATGTATAAAATAGAAAATCTTACTGAGGTTAGACATGATCTAATTGATAGCTCAGTTTCTCCAGGGTTTGATACGAATGGTGTTAGAGAAGTAAACACAAAACAAAATGTAGCACTTCAAGTAAACGTAGCACTTAGCTCTAAAATAGAGGGTCCACACAGAAGAACACTAGAAGTTTATGAATCAGTTAACGGGACAGAAACTCTAATTGCCTCAATTCAATTTTATGGTGAGGTTGAAGCTGAAGATGAAAGACTTAAAACACTACTTCAAAACTTTGGTGCTACTTTAGATGAAGGTGACTTTTTATTGTTTAAAGATCATGACATTAGTGAAATGTCACCAGATTATGTATTACTTAACCAAAAAAGAAAGGAACTTTTATTAGAACTCCACAACATTAAGCCTTTCGTTGGCACATATAAAGCTATTTTAAATGCGATCGACTTTTTCGGTTATGATAGAATTACACTTAAAGAGTATTGGATCAATGTAGATAAATCAAGCAATAGCTTTGGTAAACTCTATGCTGTGCCAGTGCCAAATGCATCTAAGAGAGGTGAAATGATTCGCAAGAAGATGCGTTTCAAAGTACCTAGTAACACAACTAAAAAGACAAGTAGATTCTCTTTAGTTTACAGATTAAATGAGCCTAATGGCACCTTTGATTACTGGGATATTCCGAATGTTGACGAAGTATTTGACTATACACCAGATGAGGTTATTATTAAATTATATGGTCTAAAAAACAAGTTACAACGAGAGTATTTACCTCTTAATGCTAAAATTATTGATATTACCGGTGAAGGTGATTACTTTGCTCAGAAAAACTTAAATGTTTGGAACATTCAAAATGGTATTGGTTTCTTTAGTGAAGGACATGATATTAAATTTGAAATGCATCCTAAAGAGCGTCCTATTTTTATTGAGGACACCTCAATGGTTTTAAAGTCAATGCTAGATCAAAATGATCCTACTTCGAATTATGATTTATTCTTGAACATGATTCCTGGGACTGAAGATCAATTAACTGAAGCGCAACGTATAGAACTTAAATCGATCTATAAAGAATTTTACGAAACTTATTATAACAGAGAATTACACTCATATAATCAAAATATTCCTATCGGTGCTCCTGTAACTTTAGACGGTACTTTGACATTTGATGATATTTGGGATGAGGCTGACTTTACATGGGAAGATGCAATGGACGCTAACTCAAATCTTAAAGTCACATGGGAAAACTGGTGGAAACGTTGGGTTTATGAAGTTGAATGGGTAGTTACTAATCACGCGCGAGGATATAATCAATCGTTTAGAGGACCAATCGACGACTTTTTAGTTTTACCTCTAAATTTACCATACAGTGGCAAGTACAGTGTAGAGTTTAGAACATATGACTTATTTGGTCATAGGTCACATTATAGAAAGGACGACTTTGTTGACGTTAGACTTAAAGAACTTGAACTCTATGGTATTTATAAGTGGAAAGAAGACACAACTTGGAATGATAAAGTTTTAGACTGGAGAGAAAGCGGTGGTTATTGGGATTTTGCACAAGATAATTTGACAAAAATTGATGATAGCATTGCTACTCTTTATTTGACTCTAGATAGAGCAAATTACGTTCATATGGAAGATGATCAAGGTGTTAGATTCTCAACAGTTAGAAGATACTTTGATATTTACTCAGAAGATGGATTTAGTGAAACTACTGGGCCGTATCAATGGGATGAATGTGATTTTAGATGGAATGACACTAAGCACTTATGGTGGAAAGCTATGAGAGTTGGTTCTGATTTAACGGCTAGCTTTAAAATAGATCATATTGAACAAGGTGATCAATTAGTGATTGAACATACAAATCCAATTACTAGAGAAGTTACTACAGCAACTCACACTATTACTTCGGCAACCCCAGTAAGTTATTCTGATATTGGTGGTTGGAATGCTATTATAAATGAACTCAATGATAGTACAGATCCTATTATTAGTAAGTTTAATTACAATGTTGTATTTGAGGACATCGATGGTACAAATCCACTAGCTTCAGATATTTTTAGATTTATTTTAGCAGTTGGTTGGGAATACTCATATACGTACGATTACTCGAATGTATACATAGTAAAAGCAAATCCATCTAGTAACTCAGCAGTGTCTGGTGAAACCCATGTTGTACATTACAATCCTACATGGGACGATACTCGAGTATTTAAGAGTTTTGCTGAAGTTGAAAGATCAACTCACGTAACGATTTCTACTGATATTTCTAAATTTCCAGGCGCTAAGAACGCTATTTGGAGAATTCAGAATATAACTAACCCAGAAATCACTGATATATACTATAATAATATGTGGCTTACCTACATTTTCAAATATCCAGGGTACTACTCTATTGAACTTGAAGCGGAAGACACATATGGTAATAAGAACGTTGTAAAACGAAACATGTTAAAAGTAAAATAAACAAAGAAAATGGCAAACATTACTGAAATCTTAGGTACTGACTCGGTATCTTCGTCTAGACCAATTATCAATACTAATTTTGAGTTATTGAATGATGAGTTAGCTAGTGTAATTTCTCTCTTAAATCCAACAACTCAGGTTTTAAGTGGAGTTTCTAATATTACAACAGCGGCTATTACTGTTTCGCAAAACAACTTAAACCTTCTCCAAGTTAATGGTAACGGTGGCGTTATCAACACTGACTTTGCATTTAATAATGCTATCACAATGGGTGGTAAAGTTATTAAGAGCGGTGTTGTAGGTACCACAGTTGCTCCGACTGCAACTTTGCAGCCGACTACACTTGAAGCTTCAACTTATTTTGTTGACGCGGCCTTTACATTGCCTTCAGGTGATGATGGTCAAGAAGTAACGGTAATTGTTGGATCTACAGCTTCAGCTGCAGTTTCAATTTTAACCGGAGCAGGTGTTACTTTAGGCGCTACTTCTATTTCTTTAGATGCAGCAAACTCTTCAGTAACTTTAAGATGTTTTAGCGATAAATGGTACGTAGTTAGCTCGCACGCAGCTACAATCCAATAAACAAAATTGATAAAAAGATAAATGGCTACTCCTTTAGTTAGAATACCTCAGCCGCAAGGTGGCACGATGTATGCGTTCGCATCTTCAGCGAGAGACATAACTAGGGCCTTTAACAATCCAGATATTAAGTTTGAGTTTAGTAAATACGCTTTACTGGACTTACCAGACTTTACCCAATCTGTTAACGGTTCTAATACGATTGATTATGAGCTTAATTTAAAACAAGCTTCTGGTCAGCCTTATGTTGCTTCGATGCCGAATGTTGACTTCGCACAAACCTTTCAAAATTACGCACTTAACTTAGAAGAACTTCTTTTAGGGGATGATGATTATGATCCAATCATTTTACAATCAGACGCTGAGAAAATCTTCTTTAAATGGCTTTCTGCCTTAGGTGCGATTGATTTTAGGCCGACTGATTCTAACGAGAGTGTATTAGGAAACTACGCTGAAAATGATAATGCAATCTTAGGTGGTTCTAATTATGATAAAGTAGTTAAGTATCTTGGTTCTATCGACGCTGAAAACGATATTACTTATAAAGACAATACCTATCACGAGGTTTACATTAATGTACCAACTTCAGTTGGTTATACACCGCTAGTCCTATTTAAGCCAACAGATTATAACACAACTGCAACTAAGTTGTATGCAAGTGATTATATTGAAGGTAGAGCTGGACAACAACACCCAGACCCTAACATCAATATTGATACTATCGTTGATGCTTATACACAAAACAGCGGTGCATACTATGATATTCAAACGAATGCTACAAATAGTGTTCAAATCGATTTTAATGCGGCTAATTACGCTCCGATTCAAAATGATCCAGACGTTAAGTCACTATTAGACTACGCTAAAAAGGGTCAAGATTTTAGATTCAACGCAGTATTAGTTTATTACGATCTTTATAGTGAATCAGTGCCTGCAAATAGAGCGACTAACCTTTATGGTATCTTAATTCTTGATGATATTCAAGATGCTTTTGGTCCTGGTACAAAAATTCACGAACAAATTAAGTATAAGCCAAATGAGGTTACTGGCCTTAATGGTAATGCTTACTCTTTAAAGTTAAACTTAAAATTCAACTCATCTCTCGATAATGTCGGTGTAGAAACTTCAGTTAATGATTTTACTACATTCTCAATGGATCTATTTATGGATACCACGACTGCACTAGAGAATGCAACTGAATTACTTTTAGCGGCCAACACAAGATATTCTTCAATTGTCGATAGACTAGATGACATGGAAGGGCTACTTGTAAATGGTCAAGATGCTCAAGAAATTATTGCTAGATTAGAAACTTTAGAAACAGATTTTGAGAACGCTTCTATTCAATTAGAAGACTCAAGAGCACTTCTTAATCTGATCACTAAAGCACATGATAAAATTAACCAACTAATTGACGGTACCATTCCTGTCGAATTACAGTATAACACTGATGTTATTTTTAATGGTCAAGGTACTCAAGTTGACAAATCGATTGCTAATAAAATTAAAGTCAACAACACAGTATACGGCTATTCTTTAAATGAGGTTTGGTTGTGGAATATTGCTGGTCAATATTTAGCTACTCAATTGGGTGGATCAACCTTATTTGATGCTAACGTTAACGGTAACGGTGCAGACAGTTTTGCTGTTTGGACTAAGTTATTGGCTTACACAAATAGATTGAGTTTAAAGGGACTACTTTCATCGGGCCCTAATGCAGACTTGAATATATACATTGATGACAGTTTCAATGCTTGGAAAGAAGGTCAAACCATTAAAGTTGCATTTGATACAATTGATATGGATGGGTATGACATTAAGTTTTACACCGGAAAATCAACCGGTTTTGATAAACTTGTAGCAGACATTGACGTTACTCAATTAATAACAAACAAACCGTATATAGAGATAACTTGTATTGATCCTACAAATTATGTCTTTGAAGCTGATATTTTAAGATAATATGAATACTAATAACTCAATTTCTAATTCGCTCAAGAAGCTTCTTGAAATTAACTCTAACTCATTAAAAATTTATGAGAGAATTAATGAAGCTATTACTACGGATTTAAAAGATGTACCATTAGAAGTCATTACTGATGAGGGTACAACTAAGACCGTATATGTGCCTTCTTTTGGGTTTATGAAGCGAGAGCTAGAAAGATTAGACACTAATCTTAAGGCTTTAACAGGATTGGGTAAAGGTAATACTAAGATTAAATTGCCAGATGGCACATATCAAAATATTGTTACTTCAAGATTAAAAGCTCCAGCAAATGATATTTCGTCTCTAATCAGACCATCTTCATTTACTACTAAGAGCAACTATTTCTTTGAAGATTTTTTAAACCCTCTTTTAACTACAACTTTAAACGTTACTGGTCAAATTCCAAATGACACTGAAAGAGTTTTAGTTAAAAGAATTATTTTCGATTCTACTAATGTGCCATCAGTTGAGTTCTTTAAGGAAAACTATAAGAACCAAGAAGGTATTGATTACTACACAGCACTTAGAGACATTGCTAACAATAACTTAACGTATATCGTTGATGAAGAAGTTAGAGATCTACCGTATAGAGTTAATCAATATATTGGTAAGTTTGATGTATTGTCAATTGATTCGGCCAAAAAAGATGTTATCGTTGAAGGCACAACTGTTAAAAGATCAGTTAAGTTAATCACGCTTGACAAACTAACTTACTCTGATAACGATAAAGATCTTGATCAAACAGAATTGTTAAAAGTTGGTGATGAGTTAATGGTTAACTCTGGCAACAGAAACACTAGATATAAGATTTCTAAAATTGATGGTTCAACTCGTCAAATTGAAGTTCAATTAGTAGAAGGTTACGATCCTATTAAGATTGGTACTGACGTACTATCGATTTATAAATATAACACAACTGCGTTAAACATTGAAATTAGTTTAGGGTTTAACGAGAGAGTCCTCTTATTTGTTAAGGCGATTGACTCAGATTCTGGCATGTTAGCAGAAAATTGGTCACCTGGTATTGGCTTCTATACTAACGAAATGATCCTTCTTCAAGAAGATGGTTCAGAGATTAGATTAGATGACTATTACAAGGACAACGTTGCTGATTTCGGTCAATATATTAAAGCATTAAAAGAGGATGCTATTCCACCGGCTACGGTTGGTGTAACTCCAGATGCTCCAACACTTGAAGCTTCAAACTTTAAGGTGGTTCAGATCAACTCACACTTAACACAAAATGATACTGCTGATAAAATTAAAAAGCTTTCAGCAGATAAGACGACAGTTGAAGAAACAATTAAGAAGCTTGACGATACAATAGCTAAGAAGAGAACTGAAATCTCTACTAAGAAATATGAGTCTGACATTCAAAAAGACAAGGATAAGAGTGAATTAAATGCACTTATCGAGGAAAGAGCTAGTGAAACTAAACTCTACAACTCACTTGTAAATCAGATTCAATCTTTGGCTTCGGGCACAAATATTACTAATATTGCACCTAAGTATCGCGTTAGGGGTTTTTGGGCTGTTCCATCTCCAAAGAAAGTTGCAGACACTACTGATCAACAAGTAGTTCAATTTGCTATTCAATATAGATACCTATCGACGAGCGGTAAGGCAGGTGAAGTTGCTCAACTACCATTTACAGATGGCACTAGAGAAAAGACTGCGGTCTTCTCAAATTGGAATGAGATTAGAACCAAGGTTAGAGATCGTGCAAGAAATACTGACACTGGTAAATTTGAGTGGAAAGAGAGTTTAGTTGAAGATGGTCAAGAGATCAACTTTAACCAATTAGATATTGCTATTAATGAAGGTGAACTAGTTGAAATTAGAGTTAAGTCAGTTTCAGAAGCTGGTTATCCTGCAAACCCAATCTTTAGTGACTGGTCAGAGCCAATCACGGTTGATTTCCCAGAAGCTGAAATCGATACAACAGATCTTGACAATTTAGTAGATAAAAACTTAGCTGAAGTTGCAGCTGTTAGAATTTCAGACGAATTGACAGCTAAAGGTGTTTATACTCACGTTGATGAAAGCTTTACAGCTAACGAAACATATTATGCTCACACTGCGACTAACATTGCATCGGGCTTTCTTTCACCAGAACAAAAACCAGTTTCTGTCTTTGACAAATTAACTGAACTTGAAAATCAGATTAGAGCACTTAAAGAAGGTATCGAAGCTGAAGTTGGTGAATTGGTAGTTAAGCTTCAAGCAGAAGACGGTACGGTAACGATTATTAAGAATAACACAGTTAATCAAATTTTCGCTGGTTACTATGTTGACGAGGTGGCTGAACTTTCAGTTAAAAAAGGTCACATTGTTACTAAGACATTTAAACTACTTTTAGAAAACACTAAAGCAACTCAACTTGAACTTGTATCTAGATTGACTGGTGACAGAAACAAACCAGCATATAAGTCTTCAAATGCGGCTTCAACTATTACAACAAATGGCTTTGGTACATTAACCAATGATCAAGGTACTACTTCAATTGATACTAAAGTTGAGTCTGATACTTACTACACAACAGAAGGTAAATATGATTTGGCACCAATTCAGTTCCAAAACATTTCATCTACTGAAATTTCAACATATGATTTATTAGAAGATGCACCATATCAATCTGCTCAAAGACGTGGGCAATTTGTCTACTCAAGATATATGGACATTGCTAATCAAAATCCACACTATATTACTTCACCATTAACTGCAGGTACGGCAACTCTTAATAGTTATGAATACACATTAAGTTATGCTACATTTGAAGGTACGGCTGGTAATATATCATTAATTCAAGGAAGTGGAGATGGAAACTCTAGTGATTTTATTTGGACAGGTACTTTTGGTAAGAACCAAAACGTAACAAGCTGGATTACACCAGATCTTACTCAAAGATTTGATGCTTCTATGATTGATGTATGTTCTATTAGTACAATTGGTGCTGCAAACTATAACAGTGGATTGTATTTCCATAAAGATCACCCAGATTTAGAAAACATTTATGCTGGTTGGACCACGGATGAAGATGGTAATAGTACGGTTTCAAACCCAGCGGCTGTTACAGATTCTGAACAACAAACAAGCTTACAAGCACTAATCAACAATGCTGGTTACAGCATGCCGATTACAGCAACGCTAGTTACTGGTACTTCGTTTAAAACTGCAAGCGCTGCAGTCTTTGGTTCATCTGCTGTCGATGCAGATCCTGTTAAATCGAAACAACAACTGGCATATCAATACACTGATTTAATTGCAGCAGGTGCTCGTTCGTTTAAAATGAGTTTTGATGCAAATGATCAATACTTATTAGGTGGTAGATCATGTGGAGCCTTTTTATACTTATCTCCAATTAACTTAGCAACTCTTTCAGTTGATGGTGAAACTAAGCAATCAAGAAAGCAAGTTAAAGGTAGAGACAACTCAACATTAGGTAACTCAAATGCTTTATCACTTGACGTTGTATTCCAATATAGAATGACTGATTATTTTGGTAATGATCCATCTTCAGATATTGGTAGAATTGGTGGTCAAGCAAAATTAAGTTTCCCTAACTTAACTTATACTAAGAAAATCGGTCTAGATATTTTTGACAAATATGATACTCAATTCTCGTTTGATCTAGAAGTGTTTGCTAAGTACAGTCCTAAGGGTAAAAACTTAAATTCTATTAGAGCTGCCCAATTAGTTAGAAACGTGCCAACATCTACGTCACTTGCAACTAAGCCTAGACTGTTCCAGTTCGAATCGCGCTAAGCTTAAACTCTGACCGGAATGGTTAGATATATAATAGAGAACACAGACTCTATTAATAAAAGATTAAGCACTAAATGGCTGCAATTTCAATAAGGATTACAACTACAACGTATGTCGATGCAAGCGCTGCTTGTACAAACGGCCCTGTGACCATAGACGCTCAAAACGGTAGTCAGGAACTTTGGTATAACGATGATGATAGTAACGGTGGTACGTTAAGTTTAAACAATCTTCCGGTAGGAGGCTTACAACTTTATACCTCAGACGCGTTAGATGCTGCATGGGCAGGTACGAGTACGTATTATTATTGTGATACTGAAAACGAGGCGGCTGTTGATTGTGCAATAGAAGTTATAAATACTGGTAAAATTGGTGCGGTCACATATTGTAGCCCAAGTGTAGACGATGGGACCGAAACAGTAGTAACTGGCGGTTCAATAGACATTAATATTCACGATTTAATTAGTGATAATATAGACGCTGATGAGAATTTAACAGTTACTTTTTCAACACCAACTTTTGGTACATTAGGAACTTATGATAGTACGACAGGTCTAGTATCATATACTGCCGGAAGCACGGCAGATACAGAAACGATTGACTTTACAGCGGAAGACCTAAACGAAAACGCATCTAGCACTGGACAGATTACGATTACAATTACTCAAGCTAACACTGCACCTACCGCACAAACGGCTAATTTAACGGTTGCTTCCGGTAGTGTTACTCCGATTGAGCTAAATGACTATATAGAGGATTTAGAAGATGTTGACGGAGATCTAGTATTAACACTAACTCAAACGGTTGATGCAGGTAGCTTAGATTTTAGTGTTAACGACACCATTACAGATAACGAAATAGTATTTACTGCACCAACCGTTGCATATGGTAACCCAGATGTGACGACTCAATTTAGATACAGCGTTCAGGATACTGGGGGATTGACTGCAAATCCAGTTGGAATTGTAGATTTAACTATTACGGCTGCAGCTAATACTGGCCCAGTTGCTAACGATTCTCAAACGTTTACTGTAAACTCAGGGGGAACGCTAAGTACAAATTTTGCGACTACTGCTGGTTTAGTATCGGACAACGAAGAATCAAATGAAAATCTCACATATTCTATAGTATCACAACCGCCAAGTGGTGAAGGTAGCGTTACTATTGTTAATGGCTATATTGGACAATACCAAGCCCCTACGGTACCATTTGGAAACTCAGCGGTAACAACAAGCTACATATATAGAGTAACTGATAGTGGTGGACTTTCCGACGAGGGTGAAATTAATATTCAAGTAAATCCAGCGGCAAATACCGCACCTATTGTTACAATTGATAATACAACTAATGTTGAATTTAATAGTGGTGCTAATGATTTCTCTTTTACATGCGATGATAATGAACAATCAGGACCATTAGCGGTTACTGTTTCAGCGCAAGGCAATAAGGGTTCAGTAGCTATAGTTTCAACTTCAGTTATTTCTGGTGGCATTACAGAATGTCAATATACATATACGCCTAATACCGGTGAAGTTGGCACAGACACATTTACGATTCAAGTTTCTGATGGTCAAGGCGGCACAACTAGTGAAACAGTTCAAGTTACTATTGAGACGCCTCCATATATTTCATTTGGAGCTACAATTTACCAACTAGATGGAGATAGTGCTTGTTTAGAAGAAATTACAGGTACTGTTTGGGTTGCAACCGCTAATCAATTTTACTCAGTAGAGGATTTAGGGCCAGGTGCAACTCTTTTACAAACTTCAGGTGGTCAACCTTATAGACCAGAAACAAATGCATTTATTAAACTTGAAGATTTTGACGGTACTATAAGATATTTTGAAGTAGATCCAAGTGGTAATATTACGAGTACACCACAATTATGTGGGGTGCAATCTGGCTTAGGTGTTTCTTCAAACGTATACTACACAGCATCAGAGTCCCTAATGTGTGACAACGCAGCGGACATCGTTACAGTGTGGTACTCAGTTAACCTTGCACAAGCGGGTTCAACACTAGCAACATTAATAGGCGACAATGTACCTCTATTTACAAGCGAATACTATGCAAACTTATATGCCAATGGACTTAATTCGGAATTAGAAGGGCTTATTCCATCTGGATTATATGCTGAAAATACTGCATACGATGATCCTAACGCCGTATTCTCTTATTTTAAAAGATCAGTTGATAATATTTGGGTAAATAGCCCAGAAACTGGTAGTATATTTTGGAAATGTCCAGCGACAGTAGTATATGATTCCTATTCTATTTCGAGCGTAGACGTTCCTATTAATAGCGCGACAAGTGTTCATAATTTGTGTGAAGGTTCTACATCGAGTACTACAATTTGGTATGCAGTTGCACAAGATAGTTTTGGATTAAGCGAAGGTAAATCCTTGTTGGAAATTATTCAGCAGAATATTCCAATTTACATGTCACAAGAAGGTTTACAAGGCGAGATTATCTCTGATATGTGGCCAACTGGTACATTTAGTGTTAACGGAGAATACGGAGTTTGGACAAACGAGGAAGATGGTATAAACTTTAAGTGGTATGCGTTTAACTCGAATGACCAATTTGTAGAAGGTCAAGATGCAACAAGACTTGGTAATTGTGATAATTATGTTAGGCCTACGGTTTCTTTACAAGAAGATTTAGAGTGGAATTCAGGCGTTAATGATACTAACGTATTCTATGCATTTATGAATTGTGCACCATCTACCGAAACAGATAACGAGAATGGTTTAATTTCTAATTACTGGCAATTATATGTAATCGACGGTTTATATGATATTATTCACACTATAAACCCAGATGGATCTCATGTTCACGAAGACTTAGGTACAAGTTATGTTAAAGATTTTGTTGATCAACTTAAGATTGATAATCCTAGCGGTTATTTTAAATCAAGCGGAAGTGGTCAATGTATGCAATATGTACATAAGATTTATGCAGAAAATATTAACGATGCTGTACAAACTCTTAAAAATTTTGGATATGAAACCACATACAATAATATAGAAATTGCAGCGGTAAATCCTCAAGACATTGGTATTGCAAGTGAACAAACAATCAGTATGTTTGATACATGTTATGATTGTACTAATGATATTACAGTGTCTACATATGATATTCCATTTGTAGAAGATGCACAACTATCTCAATTAAATCCTAACTTTGAAACAGAAACTAACTACAAGTTAGACAATCTTTCTAAACCACTTCTTAGAACAAACCCTAAATTAACAACTAACGTTAAATTAGTAGTTAATTCAACAGATAAACTATACTTAGAAAGTATTAATGCGACTAAAGAATTGGCAGCAGTTGAATATAAAAAGTTCCCTGTTAATGAAAACGGTCAATACTCATATGATGTTGCGAGATTCTATAATGTAAATAGAACTCCAAATGAAATAATGTTTACTACAAAAAGAGAATATTCTGATCTTACTGTATTAGACTCATATGAAAAGCAAACAGAAGAGGCATATCACTACGGTACGACTTACAATTATTCTAAGTTACATAACGAAGACTTTAGATTACTTGCCCCAATTTGGATTGATAAAAACATTCCTAAAAGATTTGTAATCTTTAAGGTTAAAAACCCATCAACTGCTATTAATTATAACGATACATCAGATGGTAACTTTAATCGTATTCAAAGCATGCTAAAAAATGCTGAGATTATTAAGACTTTTGATTTAACTACTAATTCTAATATTGGTAAGTATTTGAGAAATCATGTTCAAAATGAAACTTTCCCAAGCGCTCCAATGACAGTTAGTTTTGAGAAGAATGAAAAGTCTACATATAATGGTATTGATCTAATTAAAGGTGGATTTACTTCTAAAGGTGAATACCTATACAAAGACTTTACTTTAACCGATAAACCACTAATAGAAGCTAATGACTTTTTAACAGATGGATTTAGAAGAAATCAAGTGGCATCTGCTAATGTGATAAACTTAGAATTCTTATTTAATGATGAATCAGCTTCAGAATATTCTGCTAACAGATATTTTGGTTTATACGTAGATGATATTGATTCAGGTAGAGGTAGAATCTTTAATATTAATGGTAAAGTTCATGAGTTTAAAGAGCTAAACTCTTATGTTGATCCAAGCGAACCTACAACGGCGATCCCATCTTACAAGATGATTTCATCAATGCCCGTTTTAGCATACGCAACGGTAGGTGATCTTTTCTTTAGATTATCAACAGACACTTATTATAATGCTAATGAGTCTAAGGTCGCTATCGAGGACAGCTTACAACAAATTCCAAACTATTTGGGTATTAAAGGTAAAGGCAAGTCTATTGACATTGTAGAAAACAATGATCATGGTTATGACTTTGTTAAAATGAGCGTGGTTGACATACCTGTCACTAACGATTCAATTGCAATTAGTGTTATTAAAGAAGAGGCTAATAGATTTAAGTTTATTAAGTTTGTGTCTAACCAAACGGTTGAGATTTCATTAAATAACATGGGTACAATTTATTCCATGTCGTTTAGCACTGGAAACTCTATTGTTGATGCGATTAACAATGCTCGAGTTGAATTAAGCAATCAAAATTTAGACCGCTATGTTAGTCTTTCTTCTGATGCTGATTCAATTTACTTAACTGAAATTTCAGCAAACTTGGGTGAATTAACAATGGAACTAGTTTCTGGAGGTGCATGTATTATTAAGAACAGTAGAATTCAAACAAGCGTTGATTTTCAAAATCACGTCTATTTTGCTGACTATTCAATAGCTGAAGGTAAATTCAATGGACATAGATTCTCTAACCAAGGGACAACCACAAATGTAGCGGTAGCTTTAGCGGCATGTATTAATGCAAATGAAACGGCATTTAGAGCATATAATGTCGGTACAAATGTATATGTTGTTAATGAAGTTCCAGGGTATAAACTAAATCAGTCTGTTTTCTTAATTGCAAAAGGAAATTCAGTTGACTTTTTAGAACTTGAAAATTTAGATCTTTATAATAGTTTAACTCTTAGAAAACCAAAACCAGCGGATGCGACAGTTCCAGAAATTCCAGCAGATGGTACTTCTATCTTAGAAAACTGGACTGCTTATTATTTAAGTGGAGGAAACTCAGCTGGTAAATCAGTGTTTATTAACAATGAAACTCTAAGTGAAATTTCAGCGGGAGATTATTTAGAAACTAGATATGTTGGTGTTTATAATAAAATCATTGATATAGTAGAGGATATTACTAGGGTTAATGGTCAATATTCTAAAGTTATTTTAGAAGATAAAAATGATTTAACCAGAGGAGAAGCTAATGTATTCTATGAAAACGAAATTAGTTTAGGTCTGTTCTCAGCGTATAATCTATACGATATGAACTTTGACTTTTACGATACTTCTAATTCTGATCTTAAGGAGTTAAAGTATGAAACTTCTGCTATTATTAATTATGAACCATATCAAAATGCACTCAATAGTGTAGATATAGACACAGGTACTGAAACGTCAACACTTAATAGTAGAGATATTTTTAATGATGACTTTAGCTTAGATCCTATAGAGTATTTTTCAAACCTATCGGGCTTATTAAATGAAGAGTCTGTTGATGATGTTGACTTTGAACAAATCACAAGCGAATATGATAGGCTAAAAGAGAATCAAGTTAAACAGTTTGCTAATAGATCAAGAGTAGTACCTAATACTAATAAATGGGTCTTAAAGGATACGGTAACTGTTAGAGAACAACCATATTACTTAAACGCGAACGAAGCCTTTGGTAGAACTAACTTTGCGCCTGATTTAACAGTCACAGATAGAGACAAGGACGCAATGACTCATGAGTGGTTCTACATGGAAAAGATGCCAAAATATTTAAGATATGATCAATACAACGATACCTTTAGTTATCTAAACTTTATTGAAGGATTTGAATTAACACCTAACATGTTTAAGAGTGTTAAGTATAATTATTTCAATAAGTTTATGATTAGCGATGGTTTTGAAAAGAGTTTATCTAGAGAAGATCTTATTAATATTTACAGTAACATTAATGCTGGGGATGCTGAGTTAAACTCAATTGATGAGACTATTAATTCATTTATTAAAACCGAATTAAAGAAGAAGTATTCTATTATTTCAGGTGGAAATGATGTTAGCTTTGCTAGTACTATTTTTAAAGGTATTAAAGTTGACTTTAAGAATAGAAAGGAATTTGTTAATGATACTGCAAACGAGTTTGTTAAAGACAATCAATTTAACGGTTATAAATTCAGCACAATCTTAAAGGTTAACGAAGATGTTGATTCTAATAGTGTAGAGTTTGAAGTTATTCAAAATAAGAAATTCAAATTTGTAGTGTTCTTTATTACTCTTAACTTAAGTGAATATTGGGTTAAAGGTAATATGAATAGAAAACTTCTATATGAATTAAATCATAAAATTGTTTATGATACATTAGAAGATGATTACGTATATGCTAATACGCCAATAGACGGTGCTCTAAAACTAAATGATTCTAATATTAATTGGAATACTGACGGACCTTTTACGATTCAAGGTGTTTCTCATTTCGGTGGAAGTGTTCCTAATTTTGAAAGTCAAGTTGCATTAGGTGAAGGCGGATTATATGGTGATATTTACATTGATATTTTTCCACAAACAGCTAATCAAAAAACATATAAAGTTAGTGTAGTTTCTGTCGAGTCAGATAGTACGCTTATTGTAAGCGGAAAACCGGTTAATATTAATGATGATACTGATATTTTACAAGTAGAATTTTTACCGAGCACTGTACAGAGTCAAGCAGTTTATACTTACATTGGTGGTGGAGCTAACGCTCATAAAACTATTTTAGAAGAATTAACAGCGGGCGCAGTTGCTGACTTGGTTAACCTAAATAATAACTTAGTAAAATACACTACAATCGAAGAGTCTGGTGTTGCACTTAATAATCAATTTGTGATTAACTTTAGCGATGGAAACGAAATCGTTATGAAGTCAGCTCTTACACTAGAAGAAGACAATGATAAACCAAAAAGCTACAAGTTATTTAAAGGTAATATTGGTTATAACATTATTCAAGGTGACGAAGAATACTTCCCATTTATGATTAGACATAATGGTAATTATACCGTAGATCTTACACCAGTTGTAACGTTTACTGATGTCTATACTCATTTTAAAGTTGATAGAAATCAAGTTACTACGAATGATAACGAATGGACTTTTGAAGAGATACTTTATAAACACTCTCAAAGAGATTTATTAGAAGTTAATAGAGCTAAGGCTTATTATAATCGCTACAATAGATGTGGTGTTGCATTTAACTTGGGCTTTATTCAAGATGGAGGTTCTCATGATGGAAAATGGGGTATTATTAAAAACCACTTCTATCACAAAGTGAATGAAATTAATCCAGCTGGTGTAACTAAACTTTCAAATACAAGTGATAAGCCACCTTTGTATCCGTTAATTGGTGAGATTGCAATTGATAAAAAAGATGTAAATGTATTTAGATCTTCTTGGGATTTTGATTACTATAGCAGATCTCTTGCAGGTGGAGAATCAGTTTCAGTTCCTGGAACTTTTGAAACCAAAGAAGAGCGTTCATATTTAGCTTCAACTATTATGAAGCCAAAACAGCTTTATTCATTATTAAAGTATACGTGGTCAAGTGTTGGTTCTGAAGAAGAGTTAGATGAAATCTTAATTAATGGTAATAACCCAACAGATGTAGTTATTTTTGAAAATGACTCTAGTATAATTGCTGATTTTTATATAACAGATGTTCTTACTAAAACTATGATTTCAGATGGCGTTTTAACAACTATATCTAGATATGTAACTAATGAAAATTCAGCTGGAAACAAAGAGACTCTGAATGACGATGCTCAACTCTATGTTAAAAATAACTTGTTAGGTAATTACATTCTAGATGAGGTTGATCTTTATATTAGAAGATTTAAAGGATCTGAATCAACAATAAGCATTGTAAATGATATTACTGAGGTAACACAAGGTGGATTTGAACAAGATCAAAACAATTATGCATACAGATCTCACGTTCAAAAGCCAATGAATTTTAGGTTGATATATAATAAAAGATTAGGTTATTCTTATGATATAAGACCTGTAATAAAAATAAAGTCATAAAATGGCAATCAATATTCAAGAAATATTACACCCTAGCGATTCTGACGCTATTAAGTTTGAGAAGATTAACTATAATTTTGATCAGATTCTAGCAAACGGCGGTGGCCCTGCTGGCCAGAAGGGTGAAAAAGGTTTACAGGGAAACGTCGGTTTAACTGGTCAAAAAGGTGAAAAAGGTGACGAAGGCGCTGTCGGTGCTAAGGGTGACGCCGGTGATTCAGGGCCATGGCACAGTATTGATCAAACTACTTATAAACTTTTAAAGCCTAAAAGATTAGGACTCTCTTCAACGCCAATTATTTATGTAGGTGATGAAGCCTTTGATGAAACTAGCGCTGCAAACGGTGAACTTAATTTAAACTCTAAGATTACCGTTAAAAAACACACAGGTACATTTGATAACTATATAATGCTAGTAGATGATGATACCGCAGCCGCTAAATTAGTTATCACCAGTGGATATGATACGGTTTCGCAGTTTACTAGATTTGCCATTCAAAATGATTTTGGACAAAACAATATTGAGGTTGCGATTAACACTAATAAAATTGACTTAGATTCTACTTCTACAACTACAATCACGGCAGCTGGAATCAATCTAATTTCTACAGGTGCTACTAACATTAAATTACAAGCTAATACTGGTATTGTTGATATAGATGCAAATGCTGAGTTTAAGGGATACGTAAAACTTTCAGATACAGATCCAACTTCACCTGCAATTGGTATGGTTAGATATAATTCTGGGAATGACACGTTTGAAGGTTATTTAAGTGACGGTGGTTGGACAGAATTTTGTATGGCTCCATGTGGCGCTGCGGCTCCAAACTCTATTACAATTAGTGGTGGAGATATTGATGCAAATGCAGATGGATCACCTAACACAGGTGTAACGCCTACTCCAGTTCCTCCAACTCCAGTTCCTCCAACACCAACACCAGGTTCAGTAACTACAACATTAAATTTATTAGAAGGAAACTCTGGATCAAATTGGAATATTATTTCGGTCAACGTTGATGGGAATAATTCAGATCCTAGTGTATCTGTAAATGGTTTTGGGTTAGGCACAAGTGGAGGTTCATTTGAATCTGATCAAAATGCAAGTGTTAGAATTACTGTAAACGTTGCTACAGTTCCGGGTCGAGATTTTATATACACTAATGGTACAACTAGTTATGCTGAAATATTCTCTACTACATCTGGTGTAAACGAAGTTTCTGAGACTAATTTTACGGCTAACACAGGTACAATTACATTTGATTTGATAACAGGTTCACAGAATTCAACAATAGATGTAACGTTTGAAATCAATACTGAAGCTGAAGATAATTCTGCTACTATTTCTTTTGGTCCGACAGGTAACACATCATGTGATGCAACAACTTCGAACACATACACATATGTAGATGATGGTACATTTGTAGTGGGTGATTCTATTAGCGGTGCTGGACCTGGTCAAACTTCAAGAGTTGTTACTGCAGCTACTGGTAGCGCATCATCGCAAGTAGGAAAGGTATTTGCATTTATGGAAGATGAAATTATGGGCATTAGTGATTGTGTCGTTGCAACAAGTAATACAATTGAATTTCAAAATGGAGAAACTAGCTATAATGTAAGTGATTTTGAAAACGGCCCAGGAACAGGCACAACTAGTATTGCGTGGAGAATGACTGGTTCGTTTGGAGCTTCTCAACCAGTGCCAGTTTTAGTATCAAAAGATAATCTTATTAGCGTTTCTTTTACATACGGTACGTTTATAGGAGGAGCACATGTTGGTTCTATGATTATCCAAAGCCTAGACTCTGGGGCTGAGTTTCCAGTTGGTATAACGCTAGATCCTTTAGTTATTAGACACTCAGATGATACAAATGTTACATTATCTATAAATGGAACTTTAACACAAGGACAAACTGACGGCCCAAGGGGAGGATAAAAATTATAATAGAAAACTAAAATGGCTTATACATATACAAGAACAATAACAACATCACCAGAAGGTGCCTTATACACGTGGAATAATCCGGCTTCTAGTTGGATCACTATTACACAACAAGGTACTTCTGATAGTTGGAATATTGAAATTGCAGATAATACAGGTGGAGCTAGAAGTGCAACTCTAACAGTGACACATGAGGATGGTACAACAACAGATTCTATTAGTGTGAGTCAAGCTGGTGCTACAGTAAATCCAACTGCCACGCCAGTTCCTCCAACTGCAACTCCAGTTCCTCCAACGGCAACTGCAACTCCAGTTCCTCCAACGCCGACTCCAACTACATCAAATAGTACATTTACGATGACTAGTAATACAACAAATCTAACTGCTGTTGAGATTTTTGGTACTTCATCATCTAGCCCAGCAACTGTAACATATCAAATTCTTGTATCAGGTGTGAGCCCAGTTCCCCCATCTGTTACTACTGCTCCTAGTTTAATTAATCCTGGTGGATGGCAAGTTAATAACCCAACAGCGGGTATAACTAATATGGAAACTGGCATGACAACATGGACAGGAACTATTGATGTTTGGCAAATGACAAGCCCTATATCAACTCTTACACAAGAAGTTATTGTTACATGGGCTGGACAAACAGATTCTTTCTTTGTAGTAGCTACATTATCAGGTGGCGGTGTAGATGACGGCGGGGGCGATGTTAGAGACCTCCTTGATGGATAATAATTTAAAATTAAAGATTATGTTAGATAAAATTAAAAATATAAAACTTAGTAAGAACGCAATTGTATTTATTGCAGGTGCTCTTTTTGTTTTATTGTTTTTAAGACAGTGTGATCGTATTTCAGATCTTAAATCTGATGTAAAATTGGCTCAAGAAAATGCTGATAGAAATTTTAATAATTATTTAGCATCTAAGGACAGTGTCACAGTGTTAAAGAACGATAACGGTGATATGTTGGCTACTATTAGAAGTTACGAGTTTGATATTGATAATTTAAAAGAAGATCAAAAAAAGGTATTAACTAAATATCGTAGAGTACTTAATCTTAATAGTGATCTAAAAAAAACAAATGCTTTACTTTCAGCTGATATTGCAATTAAAGATAGTTTATTAGCAGCGGCTCAAGTAACTCAAATTGACTCTAATTCTGCAAGAATAGATTTTAGTAAGTTTAGTGATTTTGGAAACGGTAACACTAGAAATTTAACTGGCTATTCTATTATTAACTATGATAATGGCTTATTTACTACTGGACTAAATCAATTTAATATTGATCAAACGCTTACATTAGTTGCAGGCATCGAAGAAGTTGATGGAGCTAATAGACTTAAATTGTCTACTTCATATCCAGGTTTGACTATCTCTAACATAGAGAATATAAACCTGATAAATACTAAATTAAACCAACGTAACGAGAAAAAGGCTGGCTGGTCTATTGGAATCGGCGTAGGTTATGGAATAAACTTAAACAATAATCAAGTAATTAGTACTGGCCCTTCTATTGGCGTAGGAGTTTACTGGTCACCTAAGTTCTTGAGATTCTAAATACTAATATGGCACAATCATCAAGATTTTTTAGGATAGACGAGGATGTTTTACTCGAATTTATCTACCACGATCAAAGCAATAATGATGCTTATAAAATCGAAGTAGATGATAATGGTAGTGAAGTAAAGTTTCTAGATACAGTTGATGGTGATCCATTTTCTCAACGTCATTTAATTAATGAATTAGGTAGTGACGTTGTTAACTTTGATGTTACTTCGACTGCAGGTTATTTAGCTGTTGAAAATTTCGCAGCAAGAACACTACTTTTACAAAATGGTAAAACTTATAAGTTTGATCTAAGTGCGTTGGCGGATCCAAGTCAATTTGCAATTAGTGGAACTTTGGGCATTTACACATATTCAGCGGCTACTCAAATTGGTCAATTTATTCCAAGTCAAAACGGTACACTTGAGTACTCTTACCCTGGTTTAATTGGCGGTAAAATTATTATTGATACTAGAGCTAATCCATTATTTGCTTCACCAGATGAAAACACGGGTAATGATATTAACCAAACAATTGGTCGTTATCATGGTGTTAGAGTCCCAGGAGAAAGAACCAAGTATGCTCTTTTAGGTTATGATTCTACAGGTTATTATGAAATGTTTAACTACATTAATAACCATCCAAATTGGATCGGTGGCAATGAAGCCGATCTGATTAATTATCAAACTGAAGCAACTCAGAATGTAAATTATATTTTATATGATACTGTTAGACTTCACTTAAAGAGTGGATTCTCTTTTGCTGCAAGAGGTTATGAAGGTTTCTTGTTTGAAATTTCAGCTGGTAGAACTAGTGGTATCCAAAACTACTTAACTCAATTAGCTTACTTAAATACTAGTAACTATGAGTACTCTAATCCAAAGCCATTTATTTTAGGTGAGACTTTATGGAGTAAATTTATTGAAGTTAAAGTGCCTTCGTTAGTTGGTCAAAATGAAGAGTTTACTGATAGATTCTACGGCGATGGCACAATAGGTTCAAGTGATTTAGATCCTTCTGCTAATTACGGTATTAACTTTAAATTGATCGATAGACTTGAAACTTTAAATGGTTTTGATTACTTCTATACTGGCGAAGAGAACTCATTTACAGTTTCACGTGAAGATGAGTATCAAGACTTTACAGTTGTTGTTGAAGATGCACAAGATGGTGATTATTTCATGATCTATGGCGAGAAAGACAATTCTATTGGTGCATTTGAAGGTTATATTTTAGATAGAATTCAAACTAGCTCTGATGATATAGTTGTTATTTTTGACGTTGCAGTCTTTGAACAAATTGGTACAAGTGAAGTTAAAACTGGTGAATTAACGTTTACTCAATATGAAGACTTTAACGAACCTATTATTTATAGACCAGTAATTAGAAATGCTAACGTTGCAGTCAATTTCTCAATTGATGTAACTATGAGAATTTACAACCAAACTGACAATACTCAAATAGTTAAGAGAGCCAGTTTAACAGTAAATCAAGCTGCAAAGTACGGTAAAAAATTAGCGGCCTTAAAGATTAACAGTCCAAACCAATTGACTGAAGTTTACAATATTCTACCTAACTTAAGTGGTAATAAAGTAATTAAGAGTCTTATTACTGACTCAGTCCCACGTAGTGTTAAATATGTACCTGCATTTTTAGAAAGACATAACATTGTAGCAAGTACTGCAAACGTAACATTCGATAGTGGAAATGAAAACATAATGACACAAGATGTCGTTGAGGTAGAAACAAGTGGTTTTGTAAATGAAAACGATTTGACTATTAAGATTCCGCCATTTGCAGCTTATTTTAAATTTGTGATTGCAAAACAAAAGGATGGTGATATTGAATTTGTATCGTTTGAAAATGCAGAAAGAGTTATCTTAACGTTTGGACAAGGTGATAATAAATTAACATTTAATCACGTTTCTAATAAAGACATTGATATGGGCGAGGGTGAAGTTCTATTTAAGATTAATGAAGCTAATGCTAATAAAATTAGAGGCATGCAGAACACTAAGTTCTATATTAGTCTTGATAATGGCATTGATCAAACTTACATTACTTCTGGAAAATTCACACTAGCATAAGATGATCTTAAATAGCAGAAATAACTCATTTGACTTTAGATTTCCTAGGAAGTTTATTCCAGAAGAAGTTGCCACTAAATATAAAAAGTATTTAGACAAGGTTCCAGGGTCTATGTTAGCAGAACCGATTGATTTTGTCAACTACTCAATTCAAGGTATTAATATTCCCGGGATTAGCTTTGATCCAGTTAGTCAAGCTGATAACGATGGATCTATTAGATACCACAGAGGAGCTCAGCCTATTCAAAATACAATTGAGCGTCAGTTTACAGTAACTATGCAACTACTCGATGGTTTTATTAACTATTGGATTATGATGGATACTCTATTGTATTATTATGCTAGATCGACTACTAGACCATATACGGATCCATTAACTTTGAGAATTCTAGATGCAGAAGGTGCTTCGGTTGCCTACATGGAATTTCAAAAACCAATTATGAACTCAATAAACGAACTCTCGCTTAACTTTGCAGAGAACGTCGCAGACTTCTCAACATTTGAAGTCACGTTCTACTATAATAAGTTAGACTTGAGAATAGAATTAGAATGATATATACATTATGAAGACATTTAACAAATACTTATTGGAAGAGAAAGTGACCGATCAGGATATGGGTATGCTTAAAGAAGGTCTACAATCTGAATGGACTCCAGAATTAGAGGCTCAAGTAGATGAAGCTATCGATCAATTTATTGCTGAGTACGGTAATGAAGATGGTACCTTTGATATGGATCGCTTAAATGAAGAGATGACGAACGAAGGTCTTTTAGGTAGTATCTTAGGTGGTTTGACAGGCTTTGCACTTGGTAAATCAGTTGGTAAGATGATTGCTAGAGTTCTCGGTATTCAAAAGGGTATTTTTTATGATCTGTTAACTTCAAGACTTGTTGGCGCTGCATTAGGTGCTAGTCTTGGTAAAAGAATGTAAATGAACTACGTTTCGGTAGACTTTTCCCTAAATTCCCCTGGTATATGTGTTTACAATGATAAGAGTAAACGATACCATTTCATCAGTTACATAAAACCTAAAACAGGTACTAAAGCTGAACAAAAACTACAGGAAGAACTTGGACTTCTCCAAGATGTAACGCTTGTTGATCAACCTGATTTTAGTAAAGAAGCTGAGGCATTTTCAAGTGCTGAACTAACTAAAGTCAAACGATATGATCGAATGGCTGATGATATTATTAATCTAATTTTACAAGAAGCCTTTGTTGGTGATGGCTTTATAGTTGGGTTTGAGGGCACTTCATATGGTTCTAAGATGGGAACTAATAATATGATAGACATGGCTGCAGGTGCCGCTATTCTCAAATTGAAGATGTTAAAGACCTTAAAGCCCGAAAACTTGGTCACAGTCGCTCCAACTACTATTAAGAAATATGCCGGTAAAGGTAATATGAATAAGCTTCAGTTGTTTGAGGCTTTTCAAAAGAATTCGACGGAAGACCTCATCTTGGCTAAAAGCCCGTTGTGGAATGTTGTGAGTGGTTTGGAAATCGGGAAGAAGATCCCGAAGCCTTTAGATGACCTTATCGATGCTTACTTCTTAGTGGCTTATATGTCCAACCCCCCAGCCTAATCTTTCCTCTAGACCTAAAGACTTTAGTTATATGCACGTTCCCCCAAACTGTTTCATAATTAAATAAAAAAATTTCATTAGATAGTTTCTAGGCATGAAACATATCTTTAGTGAGATATATAATAAGTAACTAACAATGATTACAAACACAATGACAAATGACAATTTAGTCACGGTTGATTTTTACCATCTGAACACTGTTCTCATAAAAATGGTGCGTATGGGACAGCTCACAAATGAAGAGCGCGAAGGCCTACTGCACAAATCAGGGCTGATTAAGCTAGAAGACGGTAGATGGCAAGAATCTGACACAGCTATTTTGACATTAGTCAACGAGTAAGTGAAACATTTGTTTGGTTACGATTATAAGGATTGAAAGTAATTTCAAGTATTAAACATTTTTAAACAATTTTAAGGTATCATGAGTGAAAATTTTGACATTTTTAACTTGGGCGTAGAAGACGTTGAAACGCATCAGCCCCAACAAACATCAGTAAGCGAGATCTATAAGCCGACCGCTGACGATGGCAAAGACGGAACTTACAAAGCGTTGATTCGCTTCGTTCCAAACCCAGAGAATCCACGTAATTCTCTTATTCAAAAGTACGTACACTGGTTGACAAATTCAAGCGGTGACGGTAAATTGGTAGATTCACCATCTTCAATCGGTGAAAAGTGTCCAATTGCAGACGTATTCTGGAAGTTGCGTAAGAGCGACTCAGCTGTAGACCGTAAGGCTTCAGAAAAACTTAAGAGACGTCAGCAGTACTATTCTCTAATCAAAATCATTAAAGATCCACAAAATCCAGAATTGGAAGGCAAGTACATGGTCTTTAAGTTTGGTTACAAGATCAAAGAGAAGATCGACGCTGAGTTGAAGCCAGACTTCGGTGAGCCAACACAAGTATTTGACCTTTTCGAAGGTAAGAACTTTGAGTTGATCATCACTCGTCAAGGTGAATACAACAACTATGACAAATCTAAATTCTCAGCTAGCAAATCAGCTATCTTAATCGGTGAAACTCCAGCAGAGCGTAGTAAAGAATCAATGGCTACAATCAAAGAAGAACTTGATGCTGCACCTTCATTGGCAAGTTACGATTACAAAGCTTGGGACGAGGATACTCGTGCATTCGTAAACGATGTACTTCGTATGTACCTCAATCCAGGTGATTCAATCGCTGCAGTAACAAGTGCACCAAAAACTGCACCTAAAAAAGAAGCAGTAGCTGCGACCACTGTAGTTGAGAAAGAGGCCTCTTCAACAGAATCTTCAACTTCATCAAGCGTTTCAAGTGACGATGATCTAGATTCTTTCTTGAATGACCTCGACATCTAATATAAAACTAACAGAGGAGCTTAAGGATAAAATTCGAGTTGCACTTAAACAAGTAGTACAACAAGAACATACAAATCCAAATAAGCAATCACTAAAGGACATGCATGGGCGAATAACCCTTGCATGTCCCTATTGTGGTGATTCCCATAAAGACGACACTAAAAAACGTGGCAATATCTTTTGGGATACCCTACAGTATCACTGTTACAACTGTAGTTACCACACAAATCTCCACTCTTTTTTAAAGGATCATCAAATTAGGTTCTCAACCGGCGAAGATACCTTTACAATTATTGATTACATTCAACAAAACAAAATTGAAGTTAGTAGCGAAAGCGTTCTACAGCCAACTGTTTTTGAGAAGGTACAAAAATATGCGATTGATATTGAAACTTTTAAAGCTAAGTTTAAAGCTAAGCCTATAGAACCTGGAGATTGGATCTGGTTTCAACTTAAAGATCGTCTTTTACATCATAAAGTAGATGAGTTTTTATATTCAGCTAAAGAGCATCGCTTATGGATTCTTAACTTTGGTGCAGAAGGTAAAATTATTGGAGCACAAACACGTAGAATGAAAGGATATGGTCAGCGATACTTATCATATGATTTACCTAAACTCTACGAAGAAATGGGTCAACCTCTTGAAATATCAGAAGATGAACTTAATAGTATTACAAAGATCTCAACTCTTTTTGGTATTATGCACATCAACTTTCAAAGGCCAGTGACATTATTTGAAGGACCATTAGATGCTAAATTTATGCATAACTCATTGGCACTTTCAACAGCTGGTCGCTCAACTGAGGAGTTTGACGAAATCGAGACAGTTAGATATATGTTTGATAATGATAAAACGGGTAAAGCTAAAATGACTGAGAAACTCAAACGTGGCCGACCCGTCTTTATGTGGTCTAAGTTCTTACAAGAAAATGGGTTAGATAAATATAATATCAAAGATCTAAATGACTTGATGATTAAGTGTTATGAATTAAAATCAGATGCTTATAAGAAGATTAATGATTATTTCACTTCAAGTAAATTAGATCTATGGTACGTATAGAAGATTTAACAGTTATGGTTGAAAAGGACTTGGATGATTTTTACAATGACAGAGACAGATTTAAGGGTCTAAAAATGTTGGTTGACTTTG